TTCCGGTTCACGGAGGACGGACCCCGCTTGAAACTGCAGGTGACAAACACTATAGTCTGTGAAGAGCTTGTCACGTTCGACATGCCTCCGCCGGAGGAGCTGCCCATGCTCACCGAGGAGGAGTGGATGATCGTGCGCCTCCGCATGAACGGGTACACCATGACCCGCATCGCAGGCGTCATCGGATTGAAGAGTCCCCAGTCCGTGTACAACAGGCTCGTCCGCATCAGGGACAAGTTCCAAGGAGACGAAGATGATTCCAGAAGTGACGCCGCTGCCGATGCCGACGGATAGGGGGAGGAGCGCCAGGGTCTACCTCGAGAGCGAGGGGCTCGTGTCGAGGACGCCGGCCATCCGGTCCTCCGACTACGGCTCCGCCCTGTCGGATCCGTTCGGCTACTACATCCGCAGGAGACTGGGCCTCGTGCCAGCGCTCTCCTACTCGGAGGCCCTGTCCCGGGGCTCGTACTTCCACACGCTGTTCGCCCTCTACGACAGGGGCGACCGGCACCAGATCTTCAGGCGCCAGTGCCAGAGCCGGCTTGCCGAGCTCAACAGGATGTGCAAGGACCTGCGGATCAGCGAGACCGCCAGGGCCGAGGCCATCCAGAACGAGCAGGTCGACCAGGCGCTGGCCACCGCATGGTTCGGCGCGTTCGAGACCCTGCCGTGCGTGTCCGGACGGCCGGCCATCGACCTGCTGTCGAACGAGTACGTCAAGCTCGGCGCCGAGGTGCGGCTGACCTGGGTCGACGAGCGGTTCCCCCGCACCAGGCAGGTCGCCCAGTTCGACCTGCTGCTGCTGAACCGCAGGACCAACAAGGTGTGGATCGTGGACGCGAAGACGACCGCTTCACCCCCACTGGTCCGGCTGGCCACGGTGAAGGAGGAGTTCCAGACGATGCACTACCTCCACGCGCTCGAGTGGTTCTTCGCGCGGGGTCTGCTGCACGAGAAGTACGGGCTGCCGAAGGACGCGCAGATCGGCGGCATGATGCACATGGCCGTGCTCAAGCCGTCGATCCACTTCGGCCAGGCGGACCGCGACTTCCACTGGGAGTCGGACGGCAAGCGCACCGGCATCGCCGGCAGGATCATGCGGTCGCCCGTCAACCTGCAGGAGTTCGGCGACTACGTGATCAAGTGGACCAGGAACCAGCCGTCGCCGGAGCCGTGCTGCGGCACCATCGAGGAGTGCCTGCACGTGCTGCACGAGGTCACCGGCAAGAAGCCGGAGCGCGTGTACCAGGGCGAGCCGTCCCTCTCCAACTACATGGAGCGGTGCATGCGGTGGTACAGGGGTCAGGGTGAATACCTTGACAAGGCTCCGGATTTCGTGAACGACCCCCCGATCAACATTTCGTACACTCATTCATCGGTGATGCTTGACAAGGATTGGCGCACCGACTATCTTTCCCGTGTTGCCATGATCTACAAGTTGGCAACACAAGAGGCGAACCCATGCAACTTCCTGAAGAACATCGACTCGATACGGATGGGCGCGAAGCTGGCGCTGTACAGCCCGTTCTACCTGACGGAGCCGGCGGAGTGGCCAAGCCTGGTGAAGGCGCAGCACTTCCTCGTCGCTCATCGAGACGGGGACGATCTGCCCGAGCGGCCGGAACCGCACGGGTTCGACGGGATGATCGAGAGCCTCGAGCCCGGACTCCCCACGTGATGTTCGAGTCCGAGTACGTGAAGCTCGTGATCAAGCCGAAGATCGACCTGGTCCTCGAGGACGGGGTCGAGTCGATCGGCGACCTCACGGCCAAGTTCAACGAGGCGTTCGACTGCAAGGTGTCCAAGTCGCGCATCACCGAATGGCTCCGGTCGATCGGCTACCGCGTGACCCGCACCGTGCAGATCACCGGCCGGGAGCCGGCGCCAGTCAAGGCTGCGCCCGCGCGCGCGCCCGTGCACGACGAGTTCCGCACCGTGCATGCCCAGCAGTCTTTCAACTTCCCGCCACCCGCCGCTGTCTTTAGCAACGTCCGGATGCCGGGCTTCGAGGAGTGAAGATGACAGTCACCACGCACGCAGGAAAGCTGCCTCAGCAGCGATACCCCGGACTCGGATTCTCCGGGGTCAAGATGGTCCATCCGCCCGAGCGCCTGTTCGGCCTGATCTGCGGCCTGCCCGGGGAGGGCAAGTCCCAGTTCATCCACTCGCACCCGGACTCGTGGGTGTGCAACATGGACTGCACGTCCAGCATGGGCGATCCCGCGGCCACGATCTGGCCGGGCATCAGCCCGCAGGGCCAGGCGATCGACGTCAACAACGAGCCGCTGATCCTGACCTGGGAGGCGGTGCAGGCGAAGGTCGACCTCCTCTGCCAGCTGGCCAAGACCAACCAGCCCCGGCCGGCCACCGTGTTCTTCGACTCGCTCGGCACGTGGATCCCGCTCCTCAAGGACTGGATCACCAGGGCCAACGACAAGAAGGACTGGCGCGAGATGGACGGACGCCGGTCCTGGGACCAGCTCTACGACATGGTGATCGACACCTGCCTCACGCTGCGGCGCTGCGGCTACGGCGTCTACATCATCTGCCACGTGGTCAACGCCAAGATCCCGCTGGGCGACGACCGCTTCGTCTTCAAGCCGGAGCTCACGATCACCGACGGGTTCTACAAGCGGCTGTATCCGCTCTTCGAGATGGTCGCCGCCATCTCGTCGGAGTGGGTCACCGAGCAGCGGGAGATCGCGCAGCCTCCGATCGTGAAGGACGGCAAGACGATCACCCTCAAGCCGAAGCTGGTCACGGAGAAGCGCAAGCGCTACCTGTTCTCGGTAGACTCCGAGGCCCTGTCCGGGATCACCAAGCACCGGGTCAAGATGGACGCCGAGTTCGAGCTTCCGGAGACCGGTGGATGGGCCGCGTTCGTCAGCAAGTACAACACCAATGCCGGGGCGTAACCCCGGTCAACCCTTTCAGGAGAGTCAGAGTCATGGCAAACAGCAAGATCAGCGCGATGTTCGCAGCCCAGAAGGCAGCCTTCGGTGACGCCAACCCGGACACCGGCGTGGGCGGTCTCGGCGAGTGGCCGGCGGAGGGCGAGCACGACTGCTACGTCCTCGGCCTCGAGATCAACGAGAAGGCGACCTACCGGTTCCAGGACGGACAGGGTCAGCAGGTCGAGCTGCCGGCGACGGAGTTCCGCTTCCGCTACCAGCTGCTCAACGACCAGGCCAACCCGGACAACCCGCTCGTCTGGGGCGGCGCACCGTTCACCTTCCCGGAGAACGCCGGAGCCGTCACCGCCGAGGGCCGTCGCACCGGCCTGACCATCGAGCGCAACCGTTTCTGCGGGCACCTCTCCACCCTGCTTGGAAGCAAGGTCGGGACCGCTGATGGTCTGGACATCGCCAACGCGATCGAACAGGCACTCAGCATCCTGTCGTCGGAGAAGCAGCTCGTCGCCACCGTCCGTTGCCAGTACCGCAAGGGCAAGGGCAACGCCGCCAGCAAGGTCTACAAGACCGAGTTCCTGAACAAGCTTCTCTCCGAAGCCTGAACCGAGACCCCCACTGGTTGAGGGGGTGGGGCCCACAAGCTCCACCCCCTCCACTCTTTCTATTCTCCTGATCGAGGGGTCGCCTGGGGTCCAGGTGCGCCCACCGTATCGGACAAGCGTGACTGTCTCCGCTTGAAAGCGCCATCATGGATCGATCAATCGAGCCCCAGGTGCCCCTCCAGGAGATGCAGATTCAGGTGCGGATGTCGGATCAGGTGGGATCCGCCCGCGCCTGGGTTCCACCCGTCCCCCTGAGGGTGCGCTTCACCGGCTTCCGTGACCTGGGCTTGTCTGCACCCTGCAAGCCCAAGCCCGGAGCCAAGTGTGCCACCCTCAGGGTCGACGGCCTGTCCCACCTCGTGACCTCCGCAGACGGCCGGCATTGGCTCGCTGTGACCGCCCCGCTCGGGGAGCCCTCCGAGCTGGTCCTCGAAGCCGGAGACGCCAGGGCCGTCACCACGGGCGGCCCCTGCAAGACCCTGTTCACCATGTCCCGCAAGGGCCTGATCTACATGGCCTATGCCGACATCGGGCG